GAGGAACACGAGGGGGATTACAGCCACATAGACAGAGATGACATCGAGGGCATTGTTGCCAACGAAACCGCCGCGCAACTAGACAACCACGACTTCGAAAGACAAATCAAGACCGCCGTGCAAGACATCCTAAGCGATGGCGACTACACCACAGAAGATAGGGTCACAGAAATGATTGACGAAGCAAACATCGAAGACCACGTAAGAAACGCACTAAAGAACCTACTATGACGCAAGAGTATGACGAAGATGGCAACGCCATTTGCGCTTTGTTTGAGTGGGGGTCAGGCATATTTGTCACATCTCAAGAATGGCAAAAGAAGTATTACCCCCAAGCAACACACATTGCAACTGGTAAATACAAAACGCTAAAAATCCTTCAACGACTTAGAGAGGAACAACGTGAACACGAAACCATGGGAAGATGAGCCCGACCATCTACTGTTCGAGGCACAAGGCTACACCTGCGAGATACGAAGGAACCCCAACTTTGGCACGCTCAATGGCTACATATACATCCCACTCGAACACCCCATAGCGCAAGCAAAAATACCCGAAGACGTGCTAGAAGTTCATGGTGGGATAACTTACTGGGACGAGCGCGACGGTTCGTTTGTCGTGGGGTTTGATTGTGTGCATGTGGGTGACTTAATACCGAAACACCGTGCACCTGAGGGGTTCAAAGATGTGTATCGCGATATTGCCTTTGTAGCCAACGAGCTAGAGCACCTAGCCAAACAACTGAAGGAGAAAGAAAATGGATGAGGACTTAGGTCTGCCCTGCGTGCTCATACGATGTGCCGCGTCAAAAAATAACTTGTATGTGTGGCTTGCACACCATTGGGACTCTGACGTAGAGGGCAACATCGCGGCAGGGCGCACGCTCGTCGCACGCGCACCAAACAAAACATGCCGTGCACTCAGAGAGTTAATGCGACAACAGGAGAAAGAAAATGGATGAGAGACATCACGAGGAGGAGTATGACGAAGACGGCGATCTTGTGAACGTGCTGGTGGAAGATGGCGAAGAAAACATCTGGCTGTTCACAAAGGGTATCTATAAAAAATTCCACGCCAAAGACTTGCGTGTCTTAGCCGAGGGCAAGTGGCACACACTAAATGACCTAAGAGAAATAAGGAGAAGTAACAATGCCAACTGAACTAACAATCACAGCATACAAATACAGCGAACTAGACGGGCGTGCAAAAGATAAAGCACGCGAGAAACTAACCGAGTGGATAACAGACCACGAGTGGTGGGACAGCGTGTATGCGCAAGCCAAAGAAGACGGGCTTGCAAAAGGTTTTGAGATTGGTGACATACGCTTCGAAGGCTTTTGGTCACAAGGCGATGGCGCACATTGGACAGGACACGTGAACATGCCTGAGTTTGTGCGGTTGAACCTTGATGAGCGTAGTGCCAACTACGCAAGCGACGTGATACTCATCGAGTTGTGGGACAACGGGTGGATAGACCGATGGCTAGGAATAATCAACAACAGCTATCGCTACTGCCACTCAGGGGGTATGAAGATAAGCGAGTATCTCAACAACGAGTTTGAACTCGACGAGGACGACGACAACGAACACAACGTGCTCAACAAAGGCGTGTTGCAAGGCGCTAGTGTGTATCAACTGCTCAACAGTTTCCCTTACTCAGCAGAGGCACGTGTCACAGAGTGGTGTGACGAAGCGCTTGAACAAGCACGCAAGTTTGCCGATGAGATATACGTCAAGCTAGAGGAGGAATACAACGCGCTGACAAGCGAGGAATCGCTCAACGACTTCGCTGATGCGAACGAATACCTGTTCGACGAACGGGGAAACATTTTATGAGTGCGCGATTAGGGGACAACCCCCAACTGTTATGCCAAGACTGTTCTACACCGTTGTTTCGGTGGTTCTTGTCGAGGATTGATTGGGTTCGTGTATTGAAACAACTTAAGGAGAAATGAAATGGGATACAGAAGTCAAGTAGCTTACGTCATCAAGTTCGATGACATTCAAACACGCGATGCCTACGTCACGCTGATGCTGGCGCATGACAACCCCGAGGTGCGTAAAGCAATCGAGGAGTGCGAATACAACAACGCAAGAGACCCCATCATCACGTTCAGACAAGACGATGTGAAGTGGTATGAGAGTTACCCCGATGTGCGAGCACACACCTTTATATACATGAACGCACGTGAATTAAACATGGGCAGCTACCGCTTCCTTGCAGTAGGCGAGGACGGTAAGGAGGACTTCGACGAGGACACCATAGCACCACACCCACACCTCGGCGAATACATATACAGCGTGCACACCCTGCACACAGAGTTTTAATCAACCAACCAAGTAACCACAAGGAGAATCAGCATGTATGCAAATGTCAGAGGCTTAGCCTGTATCCCAACCTACGCACACGCAGAGCAGTTCTTTGCCGAGGTGCAACCTCATAGTAGGTGCAAGAAATACGCACCACATCAACGCTCACTCAAACCCCAGCGCCCATCGGGTAACGAGCATTACAGAATAGAAAAACATGAGGAGGGAAACTACTACGATCTCGTCCTGTATCGAACCGTGATGGCACGCTACTACAAACCCGATGCACAAGGACACGAGCGTCGCCTATACAACGGCAACGACACGCAGACATCTAGGCAGTTCATGTGGCAGGTGTGCGGCAAGTGGAATGGGAACAAGCACGCAGCGATCGGGCGGGAGGATGCAGTCACCGTGCCCTTGTATCCGAACAACGCTCTTGCTGACAGAGGCGACGCGTTTACTGCTGACCTGATGTTTGTTGGTGAGGCGTTGGACTTATCACGTTCACAACACACGCCGCATCATCGCAGAGTGTTGACTGATGACGACAAGGCGAACAGAGCGAAGATCAAAGAACTCATGCGACCCTTCCTTGACCTGATGTATCTGCGTATGCCTGCGTTCATTGAGAACGCTGAGATTCAATACTCAGCAGCACGCCCCTTCGGTGGCAACAACATGCGCTTTAGTGTGCGGTTTGGTGCAGAGCGTATGCTTGACGCACTTCGGGCTGAGCTAGTGCCAAATGAGGAGGACGTCGAGGCGTTCTTCGAGCTGTGCCAAGAGTGCTTCAACACCATCGCATCCAAGCGGGGCTACAACCAGAAGGACTTCAACGTCTTCCCTCATTGGAAAAGCCACCGAAGCAGCGAGGTGAGCGAGTTACACAAACCTGTTACAGAGAAGGAGCTTGAGAAGTCCGTCATGTATTGGGTGTTTAAGTTAGCGGGGGCTAACGTGCAGCACGGCAGAGAGCCTATGCCTCAATTCATGAACCATAAAGACTACCCCCGAGGCGGTCTATGTTGTTAAAAAAGGAGAAAAACCTGTTGTCAAAGGCTTGACAAGCCACTATACTATCCCCAACAACTCATGGACACGGTGTCCATGAGCACAATCTTTCTTAACCAAATGGAGTATTCACATGAACAAATATCTTTCTTTCACACAAGTTGTTAACCTCATCGCCAACGTAGGCGACAAGCGCACCGTCATCGTCGAAGGCGAGAACGGCATCGGTAAGACTGCGCTGTTCCACGCCCTCAAGGCGTTGCCTAAGTTTGCCAATCACATTGCTGTTGACCCTATCGACTGCACGCAGTTGTCTGACGGTAGCGTATGGATGCCTGACCTCGATCGTGAGAACGGCGTGTCTCGTGAGTTGCCTAACGAGCGCTTCGGTCTGTCCAAGGACAACCAACGTGGTATCAATGGTGCCAAGCCCATCATGGTGATGCTTGACGAGATTGCCAAAGCACCGCAGTTCATCAAGAACGTGCTTGCTCCAATCATCTACGAGCGTCGTGTCGGTAACTACCATTTCGTTGACGGGTCTGTCGTGTTCTGTGCGACTAACTTATCGACCGAGGGTCTGGGCGACAGCATACAAGCTCACTTGCGTAACCGCCTCGTGTTCGTCAAGATGCGCAAGCCTACCGCAGAGGAGTGGATTAACAACTACGCTATCCCACGCACACTCAACGCCAACGTCATTGCGTTCTGCCACAACTACCCACAAGTCTTCGACTCGTTCATCGACTACGAGAAGGGTGGCAAGCACGAGGGCAAAGACATGCACAAGGACAACGGCTACATCTTCAACCCTCGCTCGACACAGATCGCTTATGCCTCGCCTCGTTCACTCAACGCTGCGTCTGACATTCTCGATGCGTGTGACGGTGTTGTTGACGATGAGACCCTTGAGGCTGCATTGATCGGCACTATCGGTGCGACTACTGCCGAGGCGCTTGGTTCGTTTGTGCGCTTTGGTCGTGACATTTGTTCCTACGATCGCGTTATCAAAGACCCCAAGACTGCGCCCATGTCAGACAACCCCACCGCACAACTCGTGCAGGTGTTCCAGTTCGTCTCTCGTGTAGCAGATCGCACCGAGGCAGAGGCAGTTGTCGAGTATGTGTGGCGCATGCGTGCAGAGATGCAGTCCATCTTCTGCAACACCATTGCTTCATCACAACGTGTCGCCATGTTCGCAACCATCAACAGCTTCGGCAAGATGTTGCAAGAACACAAAATCTTTTTCTCTACTAAATGAAAATGACAAACCCAGACAACCTATGTGTTGACAAAGACGGTAACACCGTCTTGCTGGTAAAGCTCTGGCGCAAAAAGATTGACGTCTTGTATCTGTCCGTATACGGCTTTACGGGATGGCACTCAAAGCGCCAGCACTTACTACACAGAGAGCGTGTTGCATACGATGCGTTCAACTTAGAGGTAGCCAAAACTCACGCCCACTTGTGGGCGTTAAGAAATGGCGTGTCCTCTTTTGTTGTCGTAGAGCGTCTCATCACCGCAATTTTTCATCCACGCAAGGAGAATCCAAATGAGCTTCGACAAACTAACACCTAACCAAAAGATTCAAGCAGCCAACATCGACTGCATGCGTCATCCACAATTTGCTTTGCTGTCTGGTCACATCTGCATGGGTAAGTCCGAGGTCAAACTCGACGTGCCTACTGCGCTGACTGACGGGCAGAACAAGTATTACGGCAAGACCTTCATCGAGGGTATGAACCGCAAGCAGCTGCGCTATCTTGTCTTGCATGAGAACGGTCATGTAGCTTACAAACATTGCGTGTTGCCTTTGTATATCGAGCTCAACAAAAAGTTTGGTCATCAGATATGCAACGTAGCCGCAGACTATGTTGTTAATGGCTTGATCGAGGAGATGGACCCAGACTTCAAGTTCGTCGAGCGACCAACCGACAGCGTGCTTGTTGACAAGAAGTATCAGGGCATGTCCTACGTGCAGGTCTTGCAACAACTTCTCAAGGAGAAAGAGAAGAACCCCGATGACCCACGATTCCAAGAGGGGCAGGGGTTTGACGAGCACGTGCTGACGCCTGAGAACATGACGCCTGAGGAGCGTGAGAAGCTGGAGAAGATGATCGACGACGCCAACCGTCAAGGTGAGTTGTTGGTTCGCAAGATGCGTGGTGATGGTAAGGGTGGGCGTGATGTGTTCGGCACAGCCGAGGAACGTCAGACCAACTGGAAAGATGCGCTCATAGACTTCATTCAAGCCACATGCCAAGGCGATGAGAACTCACGCTTCTGCCCACCCAACAAGCGCTTGCTTGCGTCTGGGTTCGTCATGCCCTCGCACTTCAGCGAGACCATCGGCGAGTTGGTTATCGCTTGCGATACCTCAGGTTCAATGCACCCCTACTACCCACTTATCTTCGGTGAGATTGCAAGGGTTTGTGAAAATGTTAAGCCGGAGAAAGTAAGGGTTCTTTGGTGGGACACCGAGGTGTGCGGCGACCAAGAGTTCAAGCCCGACCAATACGACCAGATCAAAACGCTCATGCAGCCCAAGGGTGGCGGCGGCACAGTTGTGTCATGCGTTGCCAACTACATGAAGGAGCACGAGATCAAAGCCAAGGCGCTCATCATGTTGACTGACGGTTACATCGAGAACGACTTCATCTTGCCCGAACTGCCTATCTTGTGGGGTCTTGTTGACAACGACGAGTTCGTGCCACACACAGGCAAGGTCATGAGGATTCAACGGTGATTACACACACCGACTGGATGGACCCAGTTGCGATAGTTCGTGAGGTGGGCGAGGACGACTTGTTCATTCTCACGCCTTACAGGAACACCATCACGATCATGCTCAGGCACGGGACACACTTGGTTCACGCCAAGCACGACGGCACAGATGAGCGCGGCGATATGGAGACGCTGAAGATGCTGTGTCTATACCGATTTAACAATGGAGGACAAGATGTTTGAAAGACTTTTACCTAGTGCGTTATGCCGCAGGTTCATGACCCCTCTGGGTCTTGAGTTGGAAGAAGCGTTAACCGATGGCGAGTGGCTGTTGAACGAATACACGCTCGACCATAAGGCTTCTGGGATACAGCTGTGGGTATGCAACGGCTACGGTTGGTTCCATATAAGAAAGGCAGCGCGTATCTCAGACGAGGAACAGCTCAAAAGGATGCTCAACCGATTCGACCGCTGTGTTTTGTGGCGCAAACATAAAGCCGCACTCAAGCAGTTCTACCGAGAAAAGCACGACGAGCAGACCAACGAAGTGCTCAACACCCTGCGCCTCGGGCGCATCAAAGAATCAGGAGGAACGCCATGACGCTGAAAGAATTGGAAGACAAGTGGCATTACAGCCGCCTCAGTCCGCTGGGCAAAGAGCTGTGGGATTCGTTCCCCGATGGCGAATGGTTCTACCCACGAGAGGGCAACGGGTATATGGGGGAAGACCATGTGCGCACACATGTCGAACACACCAAGACAAAGATACGTCTCGCTATGAACTTCAAGCACGACTTGATGACTGTGTATGGTGAGCACGGCCCGACGTGGCACTTCGTGCTGGATAAGTTGGAGCAGAAGATTTTGCTCAAACGATTTCGCGAGTGTTGCAACAAGGCACTAGCGTTTCAATTTCAAATTGCGCCGTTCAAAGACGGCAACGACTATTAACCAACCCAAAGGAGAAATCTCATGACAACTACACCACGATTCAATTTAGACACCTGCGCTATGCTGGTGGAGTTCAACGCTTCTGTGTGGACAGCACGCAAGCTGGACAAGAGCACGACCGATGAGGTTGTGACCAACAAGAACGCAGCGGCAAAGGATGCCGCTAGGGTCAATAAGCATTTATTGGCGGGGAGAACGGAGCTGGACACAGTTCAGCAAATGATCGGGCGTGCACGCAACTACGTCTATGACCACACACTACCTTGGTCTGACTCTGGGCTGCGCCTGTTGCCGACGGTGAACTTCATGGCGTTCAACGAGAAGATGGCGCAGTTCGAGGAGGAGTTCGAGCGCTTGGTCTCAGACTTCGTGACCATCTATCCCACACTTATTACCGCACAAGCTCTTGCTCTCGGCGATATGTTCAAGCGTGACGACTACCCCACCGCCAACGAGATCATGACCAAGTTCGCGTTTCGTGTGGGCTACCTGCCCGTGCCTACGGCCGGTGACTTCCGTGTTGACATCGGCAACGCTGCTCAAGAAGAACTCAAGGAGAAGCTCAACCGCATGGCAGAGGAACGTGTTGACGCTGCGATGAAAGACATTCGTGCTCGGTTGGGTGAGCACCTTAAACGCATGAGCGACCGGCTGACAACTGACTACGTGCAAGGCGAAGCCAAGCAACGCCGATTCCACGACAGCCTTGTCGATGGTGCGCTTGAGTTGTGTGACTTAACGAAGGCGTTGAATGTGGTGGGCGACCCTGCGTTGGAGACAGCGCGCAGAGAGTTGGAGCAAGCGTTGCTTGGCGTGACCCCAACAGAGTTGCGTAAGAACGAGCACATCCGTCAAGACACAAAGAAAGCAGTCGATGCAATCCTTAATAAGTTTGCCTTCTGAGGTGCAGGTGCTCGACGCTGGCATCACGCAGAGCGTGGCGTGGGTGACACAAAACGCTGACAAGCCCATCTACGTTTGGTATGAGTGGATTGAATGGGCAACCTCTTTCCAACAGAACAGGCGTGCGTATATATGGTCAGCCAATGCGTATTACGCAGGACAAAAAGACCCCAACAAACGAGGGTCAGCAGGTAGAGCCGCACATCTGAACGTCATCACATACGTAGCGCTTCACGACAACGCCGACACATGGCGTTGGAAGGGTGTTGAGACAGCCAACGAAACCCTCGACAACTTGGTTCAACTCTTTGCTATGCAACACGGTAGGGAGTATGAGATCGAGCAACGTTTAACCATGATTCCACGCGACTGAAAGGAGGGCACATGGTAGACATGAAAGATTTTCGAATTGAAAAGGAACACCGCGCTGAGAGAAAGTGGAGGCGATTCGTTCAAGACGATCTGCACGTGTTTATTCGTGTCGGGCATCACCGAATCCGCATGACTGACAAAAGGATTGTGGCTGACGTGCTTGCAAAAGCAGGTGACACGCACGGACCCAATGTGGTTGGTTTTGTTGTCTCTGCGCCTATGCGCCACATGAAGACTGATGACTGGGGGATGCTTCTTGAATCGGCATACGACAGGGAACTCCTTCACTTCATAAACAACACCATGGAGAACATGGTCACCCTCTGGAGTTTCAACCACGGCGTTGACATCCAAGTCCACAAACTAACACACCTCTACTTTTAAGGAGCCAACATGCCAGACTTAAAGACAGCACTTAGCGCAATCCTGCCTGAGTGGGAAACAGATCAACAACGCATCGAACAGGAGAAAGACGTGCAACAAAAACCCGCATCACGCGCCTACCATTTCCAACCCACCAACAACGTCACACGCCTGACGTATGACTACATCGCACAGAACCCCGGCATGACACAGCCTGCTGTGGTCAGCGCTCTCATAGCGCAGGGTTATAAGGAAGGGTCAGTCGCATCGCTGTGTTCACAGTTCGTGCGTCAAGGGTTAGTCAGCAGAGACGACGCCACACGTAAGCTGACGGCAATCAAACCATTTCAACCCCTGAAGTCCTCCAAAGCACAGCGTGCATTGAACCCGCCGCTGCGCCCCAAGAAAGAGATCAAGCCAATCGTCAACGTAATGAAGCGCAAATATACGAAGAAAGATGGCACCTTGAACACAGCGCAGGGCATTGCCGCGCTCCCACCTCAAGGTGGGGAAGAAAAGCGCGGGGTTACTTCGTTGATTATCAATCGCGGCTGGACAGCGCAGGGTGTGGTGGAGAAGTTGTCCGTCATGCAGGCACGTCAGTTGTATGATTTGTTGCGTGACATCTTCGGGGGTAAATGATGACTCCTATACTTTGTTTTTTCGTGTGGATGTGCGCCTTGTTTGACCCCAAGGTGTCCGGTGCTTTCGCGGTGCTGTGCTTCTTGGCATGGCTGAGTTCTATTAACGATGATTGAGGAGGACAGATGCTGAAAAGAATCTACGCTATCGTGAAGCGCCGCATCAAGCGGCGACTGCTGGTGGCTATCTACCGCAAACCAAAAATGGTGCGCGCCTCAACACGCGAACAGGCACAGCCTTACATTGACAACTATGGGTGGCCTACGACACGTTGCTTCCCGCGCACGGCGGCTGATGCGTTCAAGGACGGGGACTACACACAATGGTTCTTTCCCCCTGAGCGTGATTGGCGAAACATTGCCATGTTTGTAGTGGGCTGTTTGGTTTGGGTTGGTATTGGTATTTACTTTGGAAGGAGATGGCTATGAAGGAATTGAAATCTATTGTGCGTTGCATCGTGCCTTACATTGTGACGTCGATCATGGTGTATCCGTTGATGGCTATCGTGGGCGCCAGCTTTGACCCGTTCATGTGGGAACGAAGCGACCGAATGTTCTATGCAATCTGTGCTGTTACTTTTGGTTGGGCGCTGATGTTGCGCGTGCTTGAAGTTTCAAGGGAGGATGTATGAGTGAAATCAAAAAAGAAATAAAACCCAACGCTGACGGTAGCTACACGATCACCGATGCACACTCAACAGCAGACATTGTTCGCTGGTTGTTGACGCAAGACAGCAAAGAAACAATTTTGTATTTGCTGAACGAAGCCTTGGCACAGCCAGAGCAGGAGCTTGAGTTCGTTACGCACAACGTAGACAAGCCCTACGATTGGTCTGAGTGGGTATGCCCAAACCCTAGCGGGTATCTGATGAAATGCTGTGACTGCGGCTTAGTGCATGAGGCTGAGTTTGGTGTAGTGCGCTACAAGTCAGAGACTGAGCGTGAAGACTGCGACATGGTGGACGACCCAAATCTACAAGCCGTGTTTCGTATGCGGCGAAGTGAGAAGTGGTTGCCAGAAGATACCGCATATCGACCCGGTGGTTTGGCACAACCAGAGCAGGAGCCGGTGGCGTGGATATATGAGTTCTACGCAGACATGGGGCATAAAGGACTGGCTTTTGAGGAGCAACGCTCGGCGTATAACACGCCTCTCTACACCGCCCCACCACAGCGCACATGGGTTGGGCTGACGGATGAGGATTTAATTGAATGCGAACGTTTGGCAGACATTCGCCACCGCAAACACATGGGTTCTATTCGAGGACAACAACTTTCACCAGCAGACCAATTCCTGTGGCACTACGCGCACGCCATCGAAGCCAAATTAAGGAGTAAAAACCATGAGTGAGTATGAAGACGAGGAATTCGCACGCATCGAGCGTGAGCAAGCAAGCGGCTGGCGCAAGCAGCAAGTCGAGAAGAAAAAAGAACTGGACCCGTATAGGAACTTAGTTCTTGAGGAGGTGGCCTTGCAGTTCGACATGATGCCTGCGCTGGGAGACACAGCTGCATCCTTTGCAGCATTTGTTAGGGGGATGAAGCGATGAATGACTTCTGGTTTTTTATTGGCATCTTCTCTTTCACCATCGCCGTGTGTGCCGTATGGGTTATGGGGAAAGTTATCTTCGAACGCTGGCTCAACAACGATTGGTGCCGTCACGACTGGGGCATGTGGGAGACACGTGCTGATAACACAATACAAATCCGCTTCTGCAAGAAGTGCAACAGAATGGAGAAACGAGTCCTATGATTGAAAACGTAGCTTTGATGGTGGTGCTAATGCTGTTCGGTATCGGCATAACGTGGGCGCTGTTGCTTGGTTTTATTTACTACTTGGAGGCTTGCAATGATTAACAAAGATGAAATGCTGATACTGCTGCGCAGCGTGGCTGTGCCAGAGGATGTTGAGCAGGGCATGGGTCATGCGTTTGACTTAGGCGCGGACTGGGAGCGTGCGCGTGTGGAAAAAATCCTTAACACGTGGTGGGAACAAGACGGCAACAAGCCCAACCTACAACAGATCGCACAAGACATCCACAACGGCGTCTCTTACCCGTAGGGAACGGTCATTCTTTCTATGGAGCTGATTAAAACTTACAGAGGCTTTCCCCGCATGAGGGACGACCGCTGGTTGGCACGGGTCAACGTCAGCTACATCTACCGCTGCGAAAAGTGCGGCTTGTATTTTTGGACAAAAGAAGAAGCAGGAGAACACAAACATGAAATGCCCAACGTGCGGCGCGTGGTCGCTAGTAAAGGGAACCCGTGAGTCACCAACATTCGGACACATGCGAAGGAGGGAATGTGCAAACTACCACAAATTCACTACACAAGAAATCCACGTCCCGCAAGAAGCCATCGACGAAGAACGTAGACGAAACGTGTTCAAAGCTGGAGCTATCGCACGTGAGAAGCGCATGGCCGTTCACAAGAGTAGACGGAAGATTACTTGAACGTCTGCACAAACAAGTGCAGAATACACAACATAACGATTTAGGAGAAGCATTGCTATGAGCGCACTATCGCAACAACACGGTGGCGACCACTACAAAGACAAGGCGATTCAGCCTGTCGAATACATTCACGCAAACAGCTTGGGCTATTGCGAAGGCAACGTAGTCAAGTACATCACACGCTGGCGCAACAAGAACGGCATGGAAGACCTGTACAAAGCCAAGCACTACATCGAACTACTGATCGAACTCGAACAACGAACCAAAGGCTGAGATGCTTCATGCAGATGCAACCCGCAAGCGCCTTGTAGATGTTAATGCGACGTTGTTTGGTAGTGGGTTCTCAGCCTGAGGAAAGAATACCCGCTACCTACCTCCCCCACCACGACGAGGGGGCGTGGAATCTACATTCCCCCCTCACCCTTAACACGAACAACCGAAGGAGAAAGCATGATAGACATGGAAGAAGAAATTAAAAACGCGATGATGAAAAACGATTTTCTGCTGCGTGAAGTGGAGCGCTTGCGCGAACGCATTGGCAACTTGCAAGACGTCGCTGTGCGGTACAACGTGCTGCGCAAACTAGAAGTCATCATCATGTCGCCAGAAGGCCCACGCTACTTGCGCGAGGATGAGCTGGATGAGTACATAAACACTCTTGCCGACAGCCATAGCGGTGTTTACGCACAAGCAGTAGCACAAGTAATCCCACAAGCGGTGACATCATCATGACACACAGAACAAAAGCACAACTGCTGGAAGAACTTGAGGCTATGACGGCAGCTAACCAACGTCTCGGCGAGGACTACAAAGAAGCGGAGATTTACATGCGCTGGTACAGAAACCTACGCAAGAAAGAAGTCATCGTCATGGAGGAAGAAGGTGCGCTGTACTTGAAAGGTAAAGACCTTGATGCGTACTGCCGCAAGATAACCCCCAGCGTCTCACGCGCTGAGCTGTTGAAAGAACTGCTGCCCGGACTCAATGCGCTGTTTGGTGCTGAGTACAAGAAGTACGAGAAAGAATACGGGAAGGAGTTGTGCGATGACCAAACCTGACTGGAAGAAAAAGTTTCATGAGCCCCACATGACTGCTGCGCAGAAGGTGAAGGTGTTGGAACAAAAGGTGCTGGAGCTTGCGGAGGAGCGCGATAAAGCCTACACGTCTGCAAGATACTACAAACAAGAACGCGATAAGACCCGCCTTGATGCCGCACGCTACGACGCGCTGCGTAGAAAAGAAGTCATGGTGTTTGATGGTGAACCCAAGTATCTTGTTAACGAAGCGCTTGACGAATACTGCGACACGATCAAAGACGACTTCTATGGCATGAGTTTGTCAGAGATGGTTAATCAAATGGGCAGGAGCAAAAGCAGCGGGTTCTTCTCGCAGCCCAAATTTCAACAAACAGCAGCACAAATATATAAGGACTACAAACATGGCAATGACACCGGAAGCCAAAGTAAAGAAGCAGATCAGAAAGATTCTGGAAACGACAAATACGTATTTCGCTATGCCGATCGGTACCGGATATGGTAGTAGCGGGGTGCCTGACTTTCTTGCGTGCCACGAGGGGCACTTCGTTGGCATCGAAGCCAAAGCAGGAAAAGGTAAGACGACTGCGCTGCAAGAAGACAACATGCGGCGCATCAGAGAAAGCGGCGGCACAACATTGGTAATCAATGAAAACAACCTAAACGAACTGGAGGAACTGTTATGCAAGAAAAACGACGAACACTAGGACAAACCAAAGAGGCGCTGGAGTTTATGACCCAGCTCGACAGCCTGTCGCAAGAGCAACGTGACCATCTACGACTTCTGGTAAAGAAGTTGGTGAGCGCGTATATCGAGAACGACCTTCACGCAATCGTTGTTGTGGGTAGAGAAGACGAACACAAGGCAGAGCTATTCACCGTCAACTGCAACGAGATGGAAGCTGCCAACCTGTTGGTCAAGCTCAACGACTTCTTTAACACCATGAACACGCTGGACGCACCACCGAAGGAGATGATGAATTGAGTGAAAGTAATAAGTCTTGGCTTGAGCGAAACCTGTTTGTTGGCGGGTATCTTGCGTTCGTGACCTCGCAAGAGGAATTCGTTGAGGCGCTCAAGGAAATCGAGTGCACCGACTACGAAGACAAATTCGTACCCAACGGATGGCCAGCGTGCACGCACACGTTTGACGGGGTGAACGGTAGCATTGCTTGCATCGTGGCCCTCGACATGGAGCGCGCTGCCAAAGAAGACCCCATCGACGTTGCCGCGCTGCTGGTGCACGAGGCGGTGCATGTGTGGCAGGCCAACGAGAAGGCTGCCGGCAAGCTAGGCTGCTTTGGCTACGAAGGTGAAGCCTACGCCATCCAAAATATCAGCACGCGGCTCATGGCCGCGTATGTGGAGAAACTTAAATGAGCAAACCCTACAAGCACATTGTGTGCATCGACTTTGAAACCCGCTGGGACAGCAAGGAGTACACGCTGTCCAAGATGACAACTGAGGAGTACATTCGAGATGAAAGATTCAAAGCCTTCGGCGCTTGCGTGCACGACTACGGCAGCGGCAAAGCAATTCAATGGTACCGTGGGGATGAGCTGCCGCGTATTCTGTCTGCGTATGACTGGTCTACTACTGCTGTTCTTGCTCACAATGCACAATTCGATGTATCCATCCTCAGTTGGGTCTACGGAGTTCGGCCTTGCTTTATTCTTGACAGCCTTAGTATGGCTCGTGCCCTCAGGGGCGTCGAAGTCGGCAACTCCCTTGCCAAACTTGCGGAGCACTTCAAACTACCAGCGAAGGGCAAGGCCGTGTACTCCACCGATGGGGTCGCTGAACTGTCGCCGGCCATGGAGAAAGAGCTTGCGGAGTACTGCAAGCACGACGTCTTTCTATGCGAAGAAATCTTCGGCAAGCTGCTGATCGGTTACGACGTAGAGACCGACACACTCAGGGGAACATACCCTTCCAAGGAGCTGCGTCTGATTGACATGACGCTCAAGATGTACACCAACCCCACGCTGGAGTTGGACAAAGAAATGTTGAAGGAGGCATTGCATGACGAACGCACCAAGCGCGAGGCGCTTCTCAATCGCATCGGCGTTGACGAGGCTTCGCTTGCGTCGAACCCACAGTTCGCGAAGGTACTTGAATCTCTTGGCGTACCTGCGCCGACAAAAGTTAGTAAGACCACCGGCAAGCAGACTCTTGCGCTTGCAAAGAATGATGCGTTGTTCCAACAACTCCTTAACAGTACAAACGAAGATGTCGCCCTACTCTGTGAGGCTCGGCTTAAAGTTAAATCGACGACTGAACGCACACGAGCGCAGAGGTTTCTTGACATCGCCAATCGTGGCCAGCTCCCTGTACCCCTCTCATACTACGGGGCGCTATCGGGTCGGTGGACGGCAAGCAAAGGCAGCGCCATCAACATGCAAAACCTCAAGCGAGGCTCCTTCCTACGTAAAGCAATTATGGCTCCCGAAGGGCATGAACTGGTCGTCGGGGATTTATCGCAGATTGAACCGCGAGTACTTGCGTGGCTGGCTGATTACTCTGACATGCTCGACATCTTCAAAGCTGGGGGTGACCCTTACGCAGCGTTCGGCGCTCAGATGTTCAACATACCGGGCCTTACAAAAGAGTCGCACCCTGACCTTCGGCAATCTGCCAAGTCGGCGCTCCTTGGATGCGGTTATGGGTTGGGCTGGGCATCCTTCGCTGCCCAACTACTCGTGGGTTTCCTCGGTGCGCCGCCTCAACGGTATGACAAAGCGTTTGCTAAGAAGTTAGGCGTAGACAAGACGTACGTGGAGCGCTTCATTGACTGGCAGGACAACGTGGACAAGATGTTGGAAATTCCCCACACCTGCACAGACGACGAGTTGCTGACGCATTGCGTGGCAGCCAAGAAGATCATTGACATCTACCGTGCTACGGCGTACCCCGTGGTGGGCTTCTGGGAAATGTGTTCTTCGTTGCTTGTGTCAGCGCTGTATGAGGGGCGGGAGTACACCCACAAGTGCATCACATTCCGCAAGGAAGAAATTGTCTTGCCAAACGGCATGAGTTTGAGGTATCCTAACCTCCGACAAGAAAAAGACAAAGATGGAAAAACCAACTGGGTGTACGGCGAAGACGCCACCAAGTTGTACGCAGGCAAGATAACGAACAACATTGTGCAGGGTACTGCACGCATAGTTATGACAGACGGCATGTTGAGGGTTGCAAAGCGCTACCCGATAGCAGGCACAGTTCACGATGAATTAATCGCAGTTGTGCCAGAGGAAGAAGCAGCAGACGCTAAGACTTGGGTCTTGGCGCAGATGACTATGGAGCCGAAGTACATGCCCGGTATTCCATTGGACGCTGACGGTGGTCACCATCGTCGGTACGGGTTGGCGAAGAACTAAAGGAGAAGTGATGCGGAATTTTGTACAAGAGATGGTTAACGGCCTAGACAAAACAACGGAGAACGGCTTCGCTGAAGCGCTGATGATTTGCATAGCGAATCTGAAAAACGAACAAGGGTTGCTTATCAACGTGCGCTTGGGCGACACGATACAAGATCAGATACGTTTTTCAAAACAAATAGCACGCATGATGCTAAACAAAGGAGAAAGCGAATGAAGATAACCGGATACTGCCCACGCTGCATGCGCCCCTACCCAGACTGCAAATGCCGCACACTAATAAAAAAGGAGAAGCAAATGACACTACCAACTAAGATCACCGTGGGTAAGACCACGTACTCGGTACGCCGAGGTGCGCCCTCAGGGTGCCTTGGCAATGTGGACTACGACAAGAAAGTTATTTCTGTCGCCATGCGCGACGGGCTCGGCAACGAGCTGGAGCCTGAGGAGGTGCGTGATACGTTCTGGCATGAGATGACTCACGCCATCCTGCACGACATGAGCCACCCGCTGCGCGACGACGAGAAGTTTGTCATCAAGTTTGCCAACAGGTTGTCCTGTGCCATTGACTCCGCAAAATTCTAAGGAGCAAGCGATGCTTGACTTGATGGAGATAAGAGGGTTCGGTCTGATACGCGACAAAGGGGGACGGCAATTCATTCTTACCACTCCAAACGGTGGCGGCTACGCCGTGCAAATACTTCCACAGCTTAGTGTTATCGAGTGCGCTTTCAAGGCTTTCCAAACAATAAACCATTTACACCCATGAAAAAACAACCTGCTTGGTCACACTCCTCCCTCAAAGATTTTGAGGGCTGCGCTCGGCGCTATCACGAAGTCAAGGTCTTGAAGAACTACCCGTTCACAGAAAATGAGGCGACGAGGTATGGGAATCAGGTTCATGAATCCCTTGAACTGTACGTACGCGACGGCAAACCCATCCCACCAGAGCACCTGCAATTCAAAGATGTTGTAGACCGCCTGTTGGAGAAGCCCGGACGCAAGCTGGCTGAGTATGAGATGGCGCTGACCTACGACTTGAAGCCGACCGACTGGAGAGCCAAAGACGTATGGGTACGCGGCATCGCCGACTTGCTGATTGTGGATGACGACAACCTTACAGCGTGGGTGGTGGACTACAAGACAGGCAACAACAAGTACCCAGATCGGGAGCAGCTGGTGCTCATGTCCATCATGGTGTTTCAATACTTCCCACACATCCGCAAGGTCAACTCGGCGCTGCTGTTCTTGGTCAAGAACGACATGGTGCGCATGCAGATGCAGCGCGATCAGGCAGACCAAGCGTGGTGGAGGTACCGTGAGCGCACAGCGCGGCTTGAAGCATGCTTTGAGAACGATGTGTGGAACCCAAACCAAACGCCCCTGTGCGGCTGGTGCCCTGTGACCAAATGCGAATTTCACCCAAAACACTAAGGAGAAGCCATGGGACTGCAAACACCAAACGAATTCACCCTGTCGCCGTACAAATGCCACATCTGCGGGAACGACATCAGAGAAGACCAACACGCCATCGAGCACTTGGGGCAAGGGGAACTTTACAGCAGCAAGGCTTCGCCTTTGAACGCCAGAATGGGGGGTTCTGTTGTCTTGTGGTTTCACCCCGAATGTGCGACAGTTATGGCGTTGCGCTTAGCGCACGACGTCATGAAGATCAAGAACGTCAAAGACCAACCTGCGCGTGTCGTTGACGAACTTCAAGCCATATCAAAGATCAACCAAGTAAGGACACCAACATGCCATACGTAAACAAACCCCGCCCCTACGCCAAAGAGTACGCCCAGTACGACGGCACACCTGCTGTGAAAAAGAAACGCGCTGCGCGCAACAAGGCACGTGCCATGATGGAGAAAGAAGGGCTCGTTCACAAAGGAGACGGCAAAGATGTTGACCACAAAAAAGCGCTCAGCAAAGGCGGCAAGACAGTACGAAGTAACTTGGCAGTCAAGTCAGCCAGCGCAAACAGAAGTTACGCACGTAACTCTGACCACACCATCAAGGGGAAGTGACATGGCGACGTATGCAATTAATGCAGCGACGACAGCAACAACCCCCTACATAACAAACAACACGGCGGGGCTGTGGCAAGGCCACGTTCCCCAGCCGCAAAACAACGTTGTCATCAACAGCAACACAGGCGAGGAGATGGCGCGTATAGGTAGGTGGGGGTTAAGTGAAAGCGTCCTTCTTGCGATGGATTTAGAGAAAGATGTTTTCAAGATACCGATAGACACTTTGCTCAATCTCTGGGTAACACGTTTTGGAAACGAGTGGGTTGACTTAGAGGCGGTGATAGATGGGGATGACTTCTTTATGAACGCCTACAAACGATTAAAACAAATGGGCCTTCTTGAACAACACTACCTCACCGATCGAGCGCGATACGTATGTAGAAAACCGGAATAACCAATAAAGGAGAAGCAATGAAAACAATACAACTGACAGCAACACAGTTGCAGCTTGCACAGAAGCTAGGCATATCTGTGACGGACTACGCAAAGCAAATTGCAGAAAACCCCAACTGGCCGATGCCAGAAGACGAGGATGAAGACGACTACGACAACGACCCGAACAAACAAGAGATCATGAACGCACCAATCAAAGCGCTGCGTGATATTTGGGAAGTCAGGTTCGGCTCTCGTTGGGTTGAGGTTGATTCGCTTGACGAGGAGTGGGACAAGATTTACGGACGCCTGATGGAGTACAAGTTGCTCGAAGAATTCGACGGCGGCATGTGGGTCAAACCAAAGGAGCAGCTATGAGTTTATTAAACAGCGTGTTCGGCAACGCCGCACAGGGTCTTCTTGGCGCCCAAACGCTAGAAGACCAAATACAACAACAAATAGCAAACCGCTACACGCAAGGACTTGCACAGTCAATGCTGAACACGAAACAAGCGGTAGCGCAGGGAGTTATGCAAGGCGCGTACGCCAAGAGTTCGTTCGACCCTAACAAAGAAGAAGCGTTTCAAGTGCCGCTGTCGCAGCTCGTTACGTTGTGGCAAGCGAAGTTCAACGACACATGGGTTGATATGGGTATCGAGCACGAGCAGTTTTGGTTTCAAGCATACCGAAGACTCAACAACGCAGATATGTTTGAGATGGTCGAGGGCTGGGTACGACTACGGGAGGACGTATGAGTAGATACACGTTTGGGTGGAGTGACCCAAGAACCATGGCAAATGCCTCCCCTATATTTACACCAATCGAAATGACACTCCCACGCGAAACCAAGTTCAAGTACGTAGACACAGAAGTGCTGCGCAACCTCTGGCTTGTAAGGTTTGGTGGACGTGTTGTACGTCTTATGGATTTGAACGGTATAGATGACGACGCCATTGAGATCGGGCAAGAGCTTGCCAACAGAAAGCAACTTAGATTTGAAACACAAAAGTACGTAGCCCGCATGGAGACGGAGCACTTCTACATCTTGGAGAAAGACAATGCAGATCATTGAAGACAAGGCGTTGCTGCTGCGCACACGCAACCCGCACAAGTACAGCATCATTCCAAAGCACAAAGTAGTTGGCGAACAAGACGGTATCTTTGAGGTGGCTGTTTACTGGGGGCTGGACGAAGCGCGTGTGTTGAAGAACCTCGGCGTCAAAGATGTGCCCTCACCAATCACACGCCGCTACAACTGGCCCGGACGCTACAAGCCGATGGCACACCAGATCGAGACCGCAGCGTTTCTGACAATGCACCGCCGTGCGTTTTGTTTCAACGACCCCGGCACGGGCAAAACTTTGTCTGCGTTGTGGGCTGCTGACTACTTGATGCAGCGCAAGGAAGTGCGTCGTGTGTTGGTGCTGTGCCCCTTGTCGATCATGCACTCTGCGTGGATGGGAGACATCGCCAGTTCTGTGATTCACCGCAGCGCGGTGGTCGCCCACCATAGCCAAGCAGCGCGGCGCATTGAGATGGTGCAGTCCAACTACGAGATCGTCATATCTAACTACGACGGCTTGAACCTGATTGCAGACGAGATCAACGCCAACGGCAAATTCGACCTCATCATCGTTGACGAAGCGAACGCATACAAGAACCCAAGCACGCGGCGCTGGAAGGCGTTGGCGTCAATCGTCAAGCCTGAGACCTATCTGTGGATGATGACGGGTACACCTGCTTCGCAGTCGCCTGTGGATGCGTACGGCCTTGCACGCTTGGTCAACCCAAGCGGTGTGCCTAAGTTCCAAACAGCGTGGCGCGATAAGGTCATGAACAAGATCACGATGTTCAAGTGGGCACCCAAGCCAGACGCACGCGACAGAGTGTATGAGGCGCTGCAACCAGCGATTCGTTACACCAAAGACCAATGCCTTGACTTGCCACCCGTGGTGACCATCACACGCGAAGTGCCGATGACACCGCAACAGAACAAGTACTACCGCCTACTCAAAGAGCAGATGCTCGTGCGGGCAGCGGGGGAAACAATCAGCGCCGTCAATGCGGGCGTTGCCGTCAATAAACTCCTCCAGATCAGCTGCGGCGCAGCCTACACCGACGACAAGGAAGTTGTGGAGTTCGATGCAGCACCGCGCTTGAACGTGCTCGATGAGGTGTTGGAAGAAACCAACAGGAAGGTCATTATTTTTGCGCTGTTCCGTTCAAGCATTGACACCATCACCAACCATCTGACAAAGAACGGCGTTGCCGTGGCACAAATTCATGGTGACGTGACGGCAACCAAGCGTGGGCAGATCATCAATGACTTTCAGAATACTGACAACATCAGGGTGCTGGTGATGCAGCCACAAGCAACAGCGCACGGGATTACCCTGACCGCTGCCGACACCGTGGTGTTCTTTGGACCTCTGATGAGCGTGGAGCAGTACGTGCAATGTATTGCACGCGCAGACCGCAAGGGGCAGGATTCGGACAAAGTAACTGTTGTGCATATCGAATCCAGTCCTATCGAGAAAAAGTTATTTAAGGCCATGAGTACCAAAGTAAGCGACCATGCTTTGTTGGTCGGTATGTACGACAGCGAAATAAAAAATTCTTAGAAAGGGGGTTGCATTGAGTTTTTATGACGCTATACTTGTCAAACACTAGACAAAAAACAGGAGAAGCAAATGATTGACGATCTAGATGACGGGGGCGAACTGCCCCCACAAGAACCAGAAGAACAGGTAACTGTTCCCATGGACAAATTGGCCAAGGTCTATCGTAAGATGTCGGCCCGAATTCAAGAACTGACCGCAGCGTATGAGACAGAAGTTGAGGCGATCAAAGCCCAGCAAGAGTCCGTCAAGATTGCGCTGAAAGATCAGATGTTGAAGTTGGGCGTTTCGTCTGTTCGCACAGACCAAGGCACCGTGGTGTTGTCTACCAAGACGCGCTACAACACTCAGGACTGGGACTCTTTCAAAGAGTTCATCAAAGAACACGATGCAATCGACCTTTTGGAAAAGCGCATCGCTCAAACAAACATGAGCACGTTCTTGACTGACAACCCCGGTCTTGTTCCTCCCGGCCTGAACTCGGTTACCGAGTATGGCATTTCCGTTCGTAAACCAACCAAGTAAATACGTATGACTAAAAAATCCGCAGTCGAGTCCCTCGACGAAGTTCTCAATCCCGTTAAAACTGATGACGACAAGGCTTACGACCGCGCCTATCAGGAAAAGCGTGATGCGCAATGGATGCGCGAAAGCGCTTTGGGCTACGCCCGTGACATGCACAAAACCAACGGTGGCATGTTGACTGCACAACAAATCATCGAGAACGCCAAACACTTCCACGCTTACATTACAGGAGAAAGCAAATGAGCAACGTAGCAGTTTTTAACCCCGCACAAGTACCCGCCTTCGTCAAAGCACGCGGCGAGTTGTCAGCAGTAGCCAAAGCCCTCGCCGGTGGCGCAGGCGGTGGCGGCAAGCGCATCTCAATCAAGGGCGGTGTGTTCCGTCTGGTGGCTGGTGGCAAAGAAGTCGCAGCGATTGATGAACGCTACCTCGACGTGGTGATCGTGAACTCGGCACCCAAAGTCAGCCGTGTGTTCTACATGGCCAAGTACGAAGCCGACAAGGTTGTGGCACCAGCATGCTGGTCCAACGATGGCGAGAAGCCTGCCGCTGACGCACAAGACAAGCAGGCCACAACCTGCGCAGAGTGCCCACAAAACATCGCAGGTTCAGGTCAGGGCAACAGCCGTGCTTGCCGCTATCAGCAGCGTCTTGCTGTGGTGTTGGCTAACGATATGGGCGGCGATGTGCTCCAGCTCACGCTGCCAGCCACCTCGATCTTTGGTAAGGAAGTTGGCGAAGACCGCCCCTTGCAAGCCTATGCTCGTTGGTTGGTTGCACAAAACATTGACCCCACCGAAGTCGTGACCCGCATGCGCTTCGACACCAAGTCTGAGTCACCAAAGCTGTTCTTCAAGACCATGCGCTACCTGACCGACGACGAGTATCCTGTGTGCACCGACAAGGGCGCATCGGTTGAAGCCAAGAACGCCGTCACCATGACTGTCGCCAAGATGGATAAGGTGCCTGAGGTGTCTGAGCCTGCACCGATTGCTGGCACCAAACCAAAAGCCGCCGCGAAGAAAGCCGCTGCCCCCGCACCTGTGGAGGACGAAGCTGACGAACCCGTGGTGCGCAAGGAAGAAAAGAAACCTTCCGCTGTCCCAACCAAGAAGGCAAACTTAGCCGACATGGTTGACGACTGGGACGCTGAGTAAGGAGTTTGGGGGAAAGCTGAAACGTGTTCACGTTCCTAACGCACCGTACCCAATCGGACCCGAGGAGCCAGTGAGTACCCCATCCCATTTATATGGCTTATTCAGAACAAATCATGCACACGGTGAAGCACGCGCCGAAGACGCTGGGCAACCAGCTCGGGCGCTGGG